ACATTTGTAGTGCTAGATGCAGACACCCAAGAGGCATGTGATTTTTGTGAGTCAGGACAGATAACAAGAACCATGCTTAAACAAAAGACACCTCGCGGTGGCTATCATTACTTCTATGCAATCAATGATGATCTAAAGATAAGAAACACTACAGGTAAATTAGATATAAGAGGAGAGGGTGGCTATGTCATGGTCAGTCCTTCAGTCAACTATCAATTCGAAGTAGTCGAAGGAGCTGTCGTAGATTCACTTGATGATTTACCTACTCTTAATAGTCAAGACATGAATATTATCTATGACTATAACAACACAGGTAAGATCAACACAGAAAGTAAGACACCACTAACAACAGATGGTGTACAGACAGGTATGCGAAACGATACTCTCGCCAGGCTAGTAGGTAAATGGATACTAGAAGGTTGGGGTATGAGAGAGGTGGTCATCAAAGCATTGGATTGGAATCAGACAAACAACCCACCTATGAGTGTGCAAGAAGTATTGAATACAACTCAAAGCATTTGTACTGGACACCTTAAAAGGAATCCAGAAGATGAGACAGGCATACAGAAATGGAATACAAGTCAGTGGCAGATACAACTAACAGATGATTTAAAAGAAATCATGGATCAAGAAGATCCTATAATAAAAGCTAAGGACGAAGTACAAAGAGATCCTCTTGGACTCAAATCATTTAACGATCCCTTTTGGGATACCATGGACAGCAGTAGGATTGAGCAGTATTGGGGAGATGCTTTTGTCTTTGAACAATCCAGAGTCTTACTGCTAGGTAAACCAAAGATAGGTAAGTCGCATTGGCTAGGAGCATTCGCGGCAGCAGCTACTACAGGCACAGACTTTATGGGTATGAGTTTTTCAAGACCTCTCAAAGTAATGTGGCTACAGGCAGAGATCATTCATGAGTTCTTAAAGAAAAGAATCGAGATGTACTATCAACCCTTTCATCATGACCCTGAGTTGTACAACCTTGGTAAGTCAAACCTTATAGCATCGGGTAGATTAAGAAAGAACATCATGAGAGACAGCGACATAGATGCTATCGCAGAGAGTATAGAGTTTCATAAGCCAGACTTGGTGATGATAGATCCTATTATTAATTTCTTTAGTGGAGAAGAGAACTCTAACTCAGAGATACATGAGATGCTATCGAGGATAGATAAACTTATTGAACTATATAAAGTAGCAGTGATCATTGCTCACCATACTGGTAAAGAAAGGGCAGATGATCTGTCGTTCATGTCAGCTAGGGGTGGTAGTGCTTTCGCTGGGTGGATGGATTCAGGTGTCAAGCTGTCGGGTAAGAAACCAAACATAACATTATTCTATGAAGCTCGTAATGCAAGAGAACCCGAGCAACACTTAGCTTACTTTGATTTCGAGAAGGGATACTTCAAGGTAGTAGATGCACAAGATAGTCCAGACGAAGTAGAGATTGCAAGAGTAGTGGCATCAGCTATGAGCAAACAAAAGTTTTATACAAGACAGGATCTTGAAATCTTAGCAAGACAGGCACTGAAAGAAAATGAGATGGCATCAGGAGAGAGGGCCGCTCGTTATGCAGTGAGTCATGTGCAGAAGTATCTAGGCGAAAGAGTAAAGAATCATAACGTACCTGGTAAGAATACTTGGTACTACTTAGCAGACAATGAAATGAAACGACCTTGGAAAGATGATTAAGATAGATAAGGAATCATTAAATGAAGCTATGAATGATGTCAGCATAGGATTGATCATGTCCTTTCCGATCAGCTTTGGTTTGCTTAGTCTGTGTAAATACTTAGAGGTAAGCCTAGTAACTACATCACTGATCCAAGTGGCAGTCTTTACATGTATAGCTATAGTCAGGAAGTATATGGTAAGAGTTTATTATAAGAGAAGACAGAGATGAAGATAGATATATATGCTGGAGATTGTCTTGATTCATTAAAGAAACTAGAAGATCAAAGCGTACATACTTGTATAACAAGTCCTCCATACTTTGCACTAAGAGACTATGGTGTAGAGGGACAGCTTGGTTTAGAAGAAACTCCTAAAGAATTTGTAGATAATCTGATCAATGTATTCAAAGAAGTAAAGCGTGTCCTTCGTGATGATGGCACGGTATGGTTAAACATAGGTGATAGTTACGGAGCTCAGAACGGCAAAGGATTTAACACCAATGCAAATTCAGGATCAACAAATAGATCAACAGAAATGCAAGAAAAGTATGGCGACATATCAAGTCATAGCACAATACAAGATCGAACAGGTCTACCTCCGAAAAGTTTACTCGGCATACCTTGGCGTGTGGCTTTCGCTATGCAAGATGATGGTTGGATACTAAGGCAAGACATAATATGGAACAAACCTAACCCAATGCCAGAGAGTGTAAAGGATAGATGCACTAAGGCACATGAGTATATATTCTTATTCAGTAAGAGTAAGAAGTATTACTTTGATAACGAGGCGATCAAAGAAGATTCAGTAACAGTAAACTCCAAAGGAGAAAGAGGTAAGCCTAACAGTGCAAAGAATGTAGGCAAGTCTGTTGAAGGCATAGATGGATTTGATGTAAGAGGTGGCTTCAAAGACATGGGAGCTTATGAAAAGAGAAACAAAAGATCAGTATGGACTGTAGCAACAAAGCCTTTTGCCGAAGCTCACTTTGCAACCTTTCCTCCAGACTTGATCGAGCCGTGTGTATTAGCTGGTTGTCCTGAAGGTGGCACGGTGTTAGATCCTTTTGGTGGTAGTGGAACAACAGCAGAGGTATCCAATGCTCATGCTAGAGACACAGTTTTATGTGAGCTCAGTGATGATTACATAAAGATTGCAGTAAAGAGATTGACAAACATGTTTACAAACATAAATATAATTAAGGAGAGAGAATGAGATATATATTAAAGTTAATAAAAGATTATTTGGAAGAGGCAGTAAGTAGATCCGAGTATCTTAATCCAGAGGATTTATTAGAAGAGATAAATGAGTGGGAAGAAGAATATGAAAAAGATCTTTAGTAATTGGTGGGTAAGATTTTTAGAGTGGTCGTTGCAAAGATACGAGGATAAATTAATGAGGAAAAGAAAATGAATGAGTGGCATGGTGGAAAAGGTAGTCGTGATCGTACTAGAGATCGTGATAAATTTAATGAGAACTTTGATAGGATCTTCGGTAAAAAGAAAGATCAAAGACAAAGAAAGGAACAAATGTCCCAAAAGAAAAATGATCCTGGTTGTACAAAAAATGTACAAAAACGTATGTGCAATGGAGAAATGGCGAATTGCACACCCACCTCTGAAAGGTGCATTCCTATGCGATTTAGGTGTATGTGTGGCTGTGCAGTTGCACATACCTGCACATACGCACAGCCACCTCTGAGAACCCTAGTTTTACTGGTACGTGCAACTGTGCGTACGTGCATCTCTATAGAGAACTATAGTGAGAGGTATATTAAAATACCCTCTTACTTTGCAGAGATAGTATTCTCTAGTAGAAATATAGTAAGGATATAGAAATGGAAGAGAGAAAAAAGCTAACAAAAAAACAGGAAACATTTGTCGACCTTATGGTGTATCAAGATTATAAGCAGACGAAGTGTGCTCATCTTGCGGGGTATGAAAATCCAGGGGTTGCAGCAACGAGGTTGTTGAGTGATCAGCAGTATGCTCATGTGCAAGAGAAGATCATGGAACTTAAAGCTGTGCAAAGAACTAAGAATGAGATTACTTTTGAGAGCATAGCAACTAAGTTAGGTGAGATAAGAGATGTTGCATTAGCCGATGGAAGTTATGGGCCTGCGGTTACAGCAGAGATTGCAAGAGCTAAACTTGCTGGGCTTATGGTAGATAGGAAAGAGTTGAAGATTCATAAGATAGATAACATGAGTAGGGATCAGCTAGAGAATAGGTTGAAGGAGCTGGTGTTAGAGAATCAGATTATCCTGGGTACTTCAAAAGTTGTAGACGATAAGGTCATTGAAGATCAGAGCGATCAAGAAGAGCTTTGACTCTATCTTCTGCGGCCTGTAACTTTCGTTCGCAATACTTTGCGATCTTAGTTCCTTCTTCAAAAGACTTGATAGATTCTTCCAGGGATATGTTTTCTTTTTCCAAGGAGCTGACTAAGTCTTGCAACTTAGCCATGCCTTTTTCGAATGTCATTATCCGATCCTTTGTATGCAGTATCTCTTGGTCTTTGAGTCCTTCCAGAATTTAAACTTGCGTTCTCTAAAGTTCTTAGTGTAGAAGTTGACTCTAAATTTATAGACTTCTGCTTTGCTTAGGTTGGAAATAAGATCTCCGACTTCAAGATTGTTAAGGGCCTGTGTGAATGCAGTCCTGTATGTAATACTATTTTTTAGAATAGGTTTGTCTTTCTCTATTTTAAATCCCATTGTTCTCTCTCCTTTTTTTATCAAATAATTTTCTTTGTCTTTCGTGTTCGTCTGAATCCATCATTGAGATCAGATCCTCCTCGCTATGTGGACTAGGTATGTGCTGCTTGTGATTAGAATTAGACCATTCAATACTTTGGCTATCATCATTGTATGTAATGGTAAACTTCCAAGGCTTTTCAGGATCTTTCTTTTCGTCAAGGATCATCTTGATTTCCTTACGCCACTTCTCCAGCTTGATAAGTGTGCGTTGT